CGCAGACTATCCGACCATAATGGAATATGGCCGGGAGTATTTGCCACTGGCACAGGACGCCAATGAACCCACTTCCGTATATACTTATGACTGGAGGTGGAGACCAAACTGCTCATGGAAGATTCCTTATCCATCAGCTCGTTCAACAGGGTAGTTAGCCCAATCGAGCCGAACCTAATGCAATCAAGGAGCCTCTGCACGCGTTTCTTAGGTCTTGCGACCGTTTGAGCAGCGTTTAGATGCCACAAGATAGCAGTACGGACGTCCCTTACGCGCCGCGTCCCAGCTTTTGGCTTGTATGCCTCATAGCTAGGGGTCCAGTGTGATACTTGCCTCCGCATCTTCGGAACCAACGGAATCGGTCCCATAAAAGATTTGCGGTGCTTTTTCTCACATCGAACACTTTCGTAGTGCGTGAAGGAACTCTTCAACAGCTTCTTTTCATAAGAGAGGTCTAAATCAATCCAAACCCCGCTCATGCTATCGTCATTGTACGGTACCAAGAGTAGCTCGTTTTCACTTACTATCTCCCGGCATGTCTTCCAGACACTTCCGTGAGGGACTGAGATGGAAACTAACCCATTCACCAGGTGAGATAAGATAGGCTTCCGCCCATCTACTTCCCTGATATAGAAAGGAGTTATATCCACCCCATTAAAAGCGTTTACACCACAGGACTCTCGAAAGGGCCCTGCTATGTGAGACTTTTCCTCGTTTACAATGAAGCCAAGGAAGCGCAAGTAACGCAATAGTTCGGAGACAAACTCCGTTCTGACAATGATGTCATCGCCATAAACGGAAAAGTCATCCCCTCCTACTGCATAACAAGCAGCAGCGAAAATCAACGTCTCTATGCAAAACGTAGAGCCATTTCCCATGGAAGAGAACTTGGCGTAATGCACACGTGAGCTATCGGGAAGGATACCCACCGGAGACCTGATGTCCGCAAGGAAGCGGTACCACTCATAAGGGAATAAGAGTGCCACCGTATTAAGACTTACGGTATCAGAGGCCATTGACATGTCGATGGTGGCGAATTCACCAGTCACCGACGACTCCATGGCCATATGTTGATTTAAGGATTGGTTACCCAAGTCGATCCCCCTCTTGAGGAGGCGCGCTTTCGCGTACGTATCGAATGCTAATTGCAACGGCAGATTACCGTCGGGTTCACACGCAATCGTTCGATTGGTTTTCCAATTCTTTGGTACGAACTCTACTCTATTCGAGTTTACCAGCGACAACCTGTCTGGATCTTTACACCCGTAAAAACGGTGCAAAGCCATAAGGTAGGGAACAGCTGGTGCCGTAGCT